CAACCGTAAACTTTTTTACCCCGATGGCCCGAAAGGAGTCGGATTGAACATCGAAAAGATCGACATCTCCGTGCTGATCCCATACGCACGGAACGCAAGAACCCACAGCGACGAGCAGATCGCCCAGATCGCCGGAAGCATAAAAGAGTTTGGGTTCAACAACCCTGTCCTGATCGACAAGGACAACGGGGTTATAGCGGGGCATGGAAGACTCGCCGCGGCAAGGAAGCTGGGTCTCAAGGAAGTCCCATGCATCCGTCTAGAGCATCTCACCGAGACCCAGAGGAAAGCCTACATCCTGGCAGACAACAGGATTGCCCTTAATTCAGGGTGGGAGGCCGAACTTCTAAGCCTGGAGCTAAGTGAGCTTCTGGATGGTGGGGTAAACCTGGAAAGCCTAGGTTTCGACGCAGACGAGATCGACGCCCTGCTGAACAAGATTGAGCCGACAGAAGGGCTGACGGACGAGGACGCAACGCCGGAAGTTCCTCAGGAGCCAGTCACAAAGCCTGGGGACGTTTGGATTCTCGGCAAGCATCGCTTGATGTGCGGGGACTCCACTAGCGTAGATGCTGTGGATAAGTTGATGGCAGGCCAAAAGGCCGACATGGTGTTCACCGATCCTCCCTATGGAATTGCCCATAGTGGCAAGGGCATTACAGCTAATGGGGTTAAGGGTAACGACTTCGGTCAGATCATGGGCGACCAGGATGTTTCTGTTGCTATTGACGCGTTCGCTCTATGTCGAAACGAGTGGCCCGACGCTGTGACGATCTTCTGGGGCGCCAACTATTACCCAAGCACACTTCCTGACGGGCACGGATGGATCGTTTGGGATAAGCAACGAGAAGGCGACACATTCTCTGGCGCAGAGCTTGCATTCGTAAATGCAGGGGTTCGTGTCGATGTCTTTAGGCATATGTGGCACGGGATGGTTAAGGCATCCGAGCACGGCCAAGCTAGGGTACATCCAACGCAAAAACCGATAGCCCTTGCCGAGTGGTGCTTTAATAGGTACTGCGCTAACGGCAAGATTATTGTTGACCTGTTTGGAGGCTCAGGATCAACCCTAATCGCGGCAGAGAAGACAGGACGCATCGCCAGATTGATGGAACTTGACCCAAAGTATTGCGATGTCATAGTAAAACGCTGGCAAGACTTCACAGGCAAGCAAGCAACACTAGAGGCAACAGGCCAAACCTATAGCGAACTTACGGAACCTTCGGGATTACAAAATGCATAAGACTTCAGGGCAAGGCGTAGCCCATAAGCCAAATGATGAAAACCGAAAGGTCGTAAAGATGCTTAGCGCGGTAGGCACTAGGCACGAGGATATTGCTTCCAAGCTGGATATCACCGACGATACCCTTCGCAAGCATTACAGGAAAGAACTGGACGAGGGCCGGATTGAGGCCAATGCTTCTGTGGCGCAGACTTTGTATCAGCAAGCCAAGAACGGAAACACCACGGCAGCTATTTTCTGGCTCAAGACCCGCGCTCAATGGCGGGAGAATGACCGACTTGAGGTGACGGGTGCAAATGGAAACCCGCTGGAGATGGTGATCTCATGGGCAAACGAGAAATCGTAATCCCGTACTCTCCTCGGGAGCCACAACTCGCCATCCACAAGATGATGCGGGATCACCGCTTTGGGGTGGTGGTGGCTCACCGACGGATGGGGAAGACCGTCGCCGCTCTGAACCACATCATTCGGGATGCCGTGGAGAACCGTAAGGAAGCCCCTCGGTATGCTTACATCGCACCGACCTATGGGCAGGCAAAGCGGGTGGCTTGGGACTATCTGCTGAAGTACACAGAGCCTCTGGGGGCGACTCCGAACATCTCGGAACTCCGCACGGACTTCTGGGGACGCAGAATCCAGCTCTACGGCTCAGACAATCCCGACTCCCTGCGAGGCCAATACTTCGATGGGGTCATCATTGACGAGATTGCCGACCAAGACCCGCGAATCTGGACGGACATTGTTCGTCCTGCGCTATCAGACCGACTGGGCTGGGCGCTGTTCCTTGGAACCCCTAAGGGATCAAACCACTTCAAAGACCTGAGAGACCAGGCCGAGGAAGAGGAAGACTGGGGCTTGCTGGAGTTCAAAGCCTCGCAGACCCACCTTATCCCCGAGACCGAGCTTCACGCCGCTCGCCGGGAGATGGGGCAGGACAAGTACAACCAGGAGTTCGAATGCTCCTTCCATGCCGCTGTCGAGGGTTCTTACTATGGAGCCTTAATCAACGACCTGGAGGAGAAGGGCAGGCTCACGAACATTGACCGGGACGACTTGACCAGGACATTCACCGCTTGGGACTTGGGGATGTCTGACACCACCGCGATCTGGGTGGTTCAGGTGGTCGGACAAGAGTACCGGGTGATGGATTTCGTGGAAAACCACGGTCAAGGTTTAGATTGGTATGTGAACTGGCTCAAAGAGAATAAGTGGCATACAGCCGAACACATCTTGCCTCATGACGTAGAAGTGCGAGAATTGGGGACAGGACGCAGCAGAAAGGAAATGCTGCAAGAGGCAGGGCTACAAATAACGGTTGCTCCGCGCTTGTCAGTTGCAGATGGAATCCAAAGCGTCAGACGCATTCTCCCGAAGTGCTGGTTTAACGTGCCGAAGGTGAAGCAGGGTCTAGACGCGCTCAGGAACTATCGGCGCAACTTTGACGAGAAGAGAAACGTATTCTTCGACACACCGCTACACGACTGGGCCTCTCATTCGTCCGATGCGTTCCGATACTTCGCTATCGGGATTCACGAACAGGGCGACTGGAGCAAGCCGATTAGCGTTAACACAAGGTGGGTGGTCTAATGTGGGCAACGCCTCAAGGCAACGTCAACGCCAAACTCGCGGAGCTGGAGCGACGCATCAAAGCGTTAGAGGAAAAGCATGAATCAGATAAGCCTGAAAAGCCTGCTCGAGGCCGAAATCGATGGAGCGATCGGGTATCTCCAAACGGAGACAACCGAGCAGAGAACCCGGTCACTTGAGTATTACCTTCGTTACCCTTACGGGAACGAGGTAGAGGGTCGAAGCCAGATCGTCACCGGAGAGGTGGCAGAGGTCATTGACGGCGCGATTCCTCAACTGATCCGCATTTTCACCGCCTCGGATGACATCATCCGTTATGAGCCTGTCGGCCCTGGTGATGAGCAAGGCGCGAACCAAGCCACGGACTACTCGAACTGGGTGTTCTACAAGGACAACCCTGGTTTCGCCATCCTGCATGACTGGTTCAAGGATGCGCTGCTCGAGAAGGTCGGCGTGGTCAAGGCTTACTGGGACAACCGTATTGATGTTATCAAGGAGACCTATCAGAACCTGACCGATGACGAACTCACGATGCTCCTGGCAGACGGGACTCGGGAGATCATCGAGCAGGAAACAGTTGTGACCCCGATCACAAACATGGACGGAAGTCCTGCGATTGGGTTGGATGGAATGCCGCTGGTGCAGGCATCTCACACCGTCAAGGTCAAGAAGAAGAACCAGATCGGACGGGTGGCGATTCAGAACATTCCTCCGGAGGAATTCCTGATCTCCAAGAAGGCCACGACGATCCAAGACTCTCCCTTCGTTGCTCACCGCAGACTGATCCCTCGGTCTGACCTGGTGGCAATGGGCTTCCCGGAGGATGTTGTCCGCGACCTCCCGGCCTACGATGACTTGAGCTTCTCTCCTGAGCGGGTGGCTCGGTACTCTGAGGGCGAACAACCCAGCCAAGACGAAAGCCTCGACCCTGCCATGCAGGATGTGGAGGTGTACGAGTGCTACATCCGCGCAGACCGGGATGGTGATGGTCTAGCCGAGCTTCTCCAGGTTTGGTACGCCGGAAGCGAGATTCTCGAGGAAACGGAAACTGATTACATTCCTTTCCACAGCCTCTGCCCGATCCCTGTTCCGCACAAGTTCTATGGCCTGTCCCTCGCGGATAAGGTGATGGACTTGCAGCTACAGAAGTCCACGATCACCCGCCAGATGCTGGATAACCTGTATCTGACGAATAACTACCGAGTTGGAGCGGTGGATGGTCAGGTAAACCTGGACGATCTCATCTCTCCCACGCCTGGTGGTGTGATTCGGATGAAGAACCCCAATGCGGTGGTTCCGATGGCGGTTCAGCCTGTGGCGAATCAAGCCTTCCCGATGCTCGAGTATCTGGATGCAGTCCAGGCCAAGCGCACAGGCGTTTCGGATGCCACGCAAGGTCTTGATCCGAACATCCTTCAGAATGTCACCGCTACCGCTGTGGCTGCATTCCAGAACGCCTCTGCTGGCAAGATGGAACTGATCGC